GGAGATGGGTTAGGGACTAGGGGTATGTTTGCTTACCAACCTAGCCAGCCTTTTACGCCTGCTGAGATTCAAAAATATGAACCTACTTTAAAACCATTTAAGTGGGAACTAGAAGAACCAACACGTTTGTTTGACTATATAGATTATAATCCTCTTAGGAACTTACAACGATGACATATTTAGACTTAGTTAACGGAGTCCTGAGAAGACTCAGAGAAAGCACAGCGTCCTCTGTTAATCAAAATGATTATTCAGCCATGATTGGAGACCTAATTAACGATGCTAAACGTTCGGTAGAAGACGCTTGGGACTGGTCAGCACTACGTGAGACACTAACAGTAACTACAGTAAACGGCACGTTTAACTACGTTCTTGTAGGCAGTGACAACAGAATTAAAACACTAGACGTTATCAACGACACGTCAAATTGGTTTATGGAGTACAGACCTTCACACTGGATGAACGATAGGTACTTGCTAAGGGACGTAGCTACAGGTAGCCCAATGTACTACAGTTTTAATGGTGTTGACAGCAACGGAGACACACAAGTAGATCTGTACCCAAAGCCTGACAATGTATATGAATTGCGTTTTAATGTTATTAAAAGACAGCCTGATTTGGCTGCTAACGACGACAAACTACTTGTTCCACACATGCCCGTACTTCACTTAGCTTTTGCTATGGCTTCCAGAGAACGAGGTGAAACAGGCGGTAGAACTTCTGGAGAACTTTTAAGTTTTGCTCAGAACTATTTAGCAGACGCAATAGCTCTAGACGCTTCTAAACACCCTGAAGAAACAGTTTATATGGCAGTGTAACATGGCTCAAGAAAGACAAAACATAACCATTGCTGCACCGGCATTCAGGGGTTTAAATACTCAGGATTCTCCTATAACTTTGGACGCTTCTTATGCTTCTATTGCAGATAATTGTGTTATTGACCAGTACGGACGTATAGGTTCTAGGAAAGGTCTCTTGGCGCTGACTACTGATACTACTCTTATTAATGGGAGTGACGGTATTGAGTGTATCAAAGAATATATCAATCCTACAGGTGATAATGTTATTTTTTCAGCTGGTAACAATAAAATATTTAGCGGTACCACAACACTGACTGACGAAACACCAGTGAGCTACACCATTACTTCTAATAACTGGAAGATGGTTAATTTTAATGATAGCTTGTACATGTTTCAGAAAGACTACGAACCTCTTGTTTACTCAACTGCTTCAGGCGCTGTGCAGAAAATGTCTGACGTTACTACTGCTGTTGGGACACCTCCACAAGGCAATGAGGTGTTGTCGGCCTACGGTAGACTTTGGGTTGCTGACTTTAGCTTGAACAACGACATAATTTACTGGTCAGATCTTCTAAATGGCTCAGCTTGGTCTGGAGGTACGTCAGGCTCAATCAATGTGTCTAAAGTATGGCCCAACGGTCAAGACGAAGTTGTGGCAATCGCTGCTCATAACGGATACTTAATCATTTTTGGTAAAAACAGTATACTGACTTACAGCGGTGCTTCAGATCCTTCTACAATGCAGTTGGCAGACACAGTGGCTAACGTAGGTTGTGTGTCTCGTGACACCGTACAACACACTGGAACTGACCTTATATTTATGTCCAGTGAAGGGCTCAGGAGTCTAGGTAGAACAATACAAGAAAAATCAATGCCTATGCGAGACGTTAGTAAAAATGTCCGCAATGACTTAATAAATGTTAACAGGAGCCAAGTCAATAGACCACTACGGAGTGTCTTTAGTCCGGAAGAAGCATTTTATTTGGTGTCTTTTTCTGACTCAAGATACGTCTTTTGTTTTGACATGAGAACAGTACTGGAAGACGGTTCACACAGGGTAACTACATGGTCTAACATAGACTTAAGAGCACTTGAAAGAGCACAGGACGGTACACTGTACGTCGGAAATACTAACGGTATCGGTAAGTACTCAGGGTATCAGGACTACAACAGCAGTTATGACATGTCTTATTTCAGCAACCCATTATCTTTTGGGGACAGCTCAAGACTAAAGATGTTAAAAGAAATTATCATGACGTTCATAGGTGGTCAAGGAGCACAAGTAAACATAAACTGGGGCTATGACTATACAGGGTCATACAAAAAACAAATTGTAACGATTGATTCTGGTAGTGTTGTAGGGTACTACGGGGTTTCTGAGTACGAAAGCGACATTGTGCTTAGACCTGATTCAAATTGGGCAGAGTACAGCGCGTCAGTTATTGTTGATAGACCTAACACAAAAACCAGCGGATCCGGTACAGTAGCAACTATCGGGATTGAAGCAACAATTAACAACAACGCTTTATCTTTGCAAGAAGTTAATATACAAGCCATTATTGGTAGGATGATATAATGAGTAACTATACGAAGACAACAAACTTCACGGCCAAAGATTCTCTTCCTACGGGCAATGTGGCGAAGATTATCAAAGGGTCTGATTTTGATATTGAATTTGACGCTTTACAAACAGCAGTAGCCACCAAGTCGGACACAGCTAGTCCTACGTTTACGGGGACAGTAACAGCACCCACAATAAACGTCACGGGTACGCTTACCGCTGGTACTATTGACGGAGGGAGCTACTAATGGCTTTTGATCTTTCAGATTTTTTAAGCGGGTTATTAGGAACGGGTTTAAACATTGAAGGCGTCCGGAAAATGCAGGGTGCTTTGGGTCAGTTCGGCGAACAAGCGTACACAGGACTCACAGATATTGGTAGAGAAGCTCAAGCAGCTACTGAGTTTAGACCTTTTACTGTAACTACTGGGTTAGGCGGTGTACAGGCGACTGGTGGACAACCATTGACGGACCCTGCTACTGGACAGCCTGTTATTGACCCCAACACTGGTCAGCCAATTATGACTGGCTTTGGTGGAGTAACGACTACTTTGACGCCTGAGCAGCAAGCCTTGGCTTCTGGACTACAAGCAGGTGCTACAGGGCTAATGGGCACTGCTACGGCTAGACCCACTGCTTATGATCCGTTATCTGCTAGTGCCTTAGGACAAGCACAGACAACTCTGGGTAGTGTAGGGTCACCTGATTTAGCTATGGCTCTACAAAGAGCAGGCGTCGGTACACTTTTTGGTCAACAGTTGGGTCAAATAGGACTACCGACTGGTTTAGAAAACTTGACTCGAGAAGCACTCACAAGAGGACAACAAAGAATCGAAGGGGCAGCAGCGCCTTCTGATTTAGCTGCATTACAACAGCAGTACGCGGGTTTGGCAGGCACAGCTGCGGGTGGTCTTTTGCAGCCTCGTGGTGAGCGTGAGCAGGACATCTATAGTAAACTCAGGGCTGTACAAACTCCAGAGGAAGAACGCCAGCGGTTAGCTTTGGAACAACGCTTGGCTAGTCAAGGTCGCTTAGGTGTACAAACGGCACAGTTTGGTGGTACACCTGAACAGTTTGCATTAGCTAAAGCTCAGGAAGAAGCTCAGAATCAAGCTGCACTCATGGCGCTACAGCAAGCAGGAACTGAGGAACAACAAGCGTACCAGCAAGCGTTAGGCTTAGCAGGACAAACGGGGCAGCTTGCACAACTAGGGTCAGGCTTGGAATCACAGGCACTCCAAAGAGGCATGGGCCTGAGTCAGTTAGGCTTAGCGGGTACACAAGCAGGATCTGGCTTAGAAGCACAAAGACTACAGCAGTTGTTAGGCTTACAACAGGCAGACATAGGGGCTGCTGGGGCACAACAGGCTTTACAACAGGGTCAGTTAGGACTTGCTGGGGGTCTTTTTGACATTTCAAGAACTGCTGCAGGATTGCCTTCGCAGCTACAAGCAGGCGACATTGCTAATCTACAGGCACTAATGCAGACTAGTTACGCACCACAAGCACAACTCTTGAACGCTTTACAACCTGCGATTAACTTGGCTAACATCGCTTCCACAGGTCAGCGTCAGGGCGCTGGGTTATTCTCTGAATCAGCTGCTAGTGGTCTACAGGCACAACTCCAGTCAGCACTGCAAGCTGCTCAGTTAGAACAAGGCTTATTTCAGTCAGTAGCTAATCTTGTTGGGGGTCAGGGAAATCAAGGAGGTCTGTTTACTGGTATTTTTGACGCGATAGAAAACCCGATAGAAGATTGGTTTAAAGGTCTATTCACATAAATTAAAAGGAGGCTCATAAAATGCCACGTTTTTCGGAAAGCTTATTTGAAAGCATTAGAAACTTTGGGCGCATGTCTCCTACGGAAGGTAGAAGGCAGGCTTTACAACAACCAACAGAGTACCAACAGATGGGTACAACGGACCCGCTTGCCCGTAGCTTAGGTAAAATGTTTGGTGGCTTAGGTGTAGACACGAGTTATCTTCAGACTGGTGAAGAACGTGCGCAGGCTGCTATGCAGAAAGCAGGGCAGAAAGAGTTTGTATCACCAGAAGGACGTATGATTGCTATGCTGGAAGCTCAGTTGCCAACGTTGCGTCCACAGGCTCAGATGCAGGCTGTGGACCAGATTAGGAAGCTTAGAGACATCGAAAGGCAACGTGCTGAGGGCGAACAAGCCAGACAAGCAGAGACTGCTGCTATACAAACAGAACTTCAAGGCATAATGCAAAGCAACGCCTCGCCTGCAGTTAAGAAACAAGCTAATAACGTCCTTCGTGGCTTTATTGCTGGAGGTATGAAGACTTCTGAGACTCTAAACGAACAGATGGAAGTTCTTAGAGCCAGCGCAGCAGCACCTGCAGGACAAAATTTTGTAGTTGCAGGCAACAGGGTGTTTGATAAGAATACAGGAAATTTTATAAGTCCTACCGAAGCTGCTGATGAGTTAAGCATCAAAGACTTAAAAGAAATTGCTACACCAGAGTCAATAGTTGAGTACGCTAAGACAGGTAGTCGTGACGTGTTGGTCCCTCTTGCCGGAGAAGGTGAAGAAGGCGAAGCAGAAAGACAAGCCCGACTAATAGGTAGTTTACAAACTGTAGATAATACCTTAGCGACCGCAGACAAAGCACTAGGCATTTCTGAAGATTACTGGAAGTTTACGTATCCTCTAGCTCAGTTTGTGCCTACAACAAATGCTATGGAGTTAGCTACCTATGTAACTACTCTACAATCAAGTCTTGCTTTTGATCGTTTACAAAAAATGCGGGACCAATCTAAAACAGGAGGAGCTTTGGGGCAAGTTTCTAATATAGAATTAGGACTTCTTCAAGCTTCTGTTGCTGCTCTTAACCCAGCCTCTTCTAACTTTGAAGAACAATTAAAAACAGTTAGAAGATCGTATGAAAATTTTAAGGACTCTTTACTTGGTAAAGTACCACAAAGTAATAAGTACGTCTTAGACCCTGAAACCAATATCCTGTATTATGTAGACAAAAACGATTATACTTCTCTTGGTGTAGTACAATCTTAAGGAACTTAGAATGGCTATTGTAAATGATCGTGACTTAATTGAACGTCTAAATAAATTAAGGGCAGAGCAACAAGATCGTGTAAAGTCTACAGATATTGTAGCTGATGAAAACTTAATAAAAAGATTAGACGATCTAAGGGCAAAACAGGTTTCCCAGCAACGTGGTCCAACAGAAGAAGCAGAACAATCTGCTGTCCCTGAAGGAAGTGTTTTTGGTGATGTTTTAAGGACTGTTGGTTCAGTAGGTTCTAGTGTTCTTGCGGAGCCTCTTGCTGGCTTAGGTGGTCTTGCTACTCTAGCGGTTACTGGCGGTGACTCTGCAAAAGCAGCGGGAGTAGTTGAATCAGCAAGAGAAGCATTGACGTACACCCCAGAAACTGCAGGTTCACAGGAAGCAATGCAAGCTATCGGAGAAACACTAGCTCCTATTGCTGAAGGCTTGGAAACAGTTAGTTCTGCTTCTGGTGACACTATCTATGAATGGACAGGCTCACCTGCTTTAGCAGCTGCTGCCTACTCGTTACCTACTGCCGCCCTTGAATTAGCAGGTATTAAAGGTATCAGAGGTGTTCAGCAGTTGAAAGACGTTGATCTGCGTAAAGGACAGAAAAAAGCTCTTTTAGACCCAGAGTTAAAATTTAATGAGTCCGTAGCTGAAGTCAAGCTAAATAAACAAGGACAGTTAGTAGAAGATAAGATAGGCAAGAAACTGGTTAAAAACAATGTTGATCCAAAAGATGTCGCTACGATTACTAAAAGTAATCCAACGACTAAGTTTAGGATGCAATCAATGGTTAAAACGTTTGAAGAAGGTAAAGGTAACGACATCCTAGCCATGTCAAACAGAACCACAGCAGAAATTGGCGAGTCAGTCACTCGTAGACTTCAGGTTTTACAAAAGAATCGTAAAGACTTGGGCAATAGATTAGACTCTATTGTCAAAGGAGACTTAGGGAAGACTCCTGTAAACGTATCTAATTCTATAGCCGGTCTAAACAAAATACTTAAGGACGAAGGTGTTTTACCTCGTATCAGAGGGGGTGAGCTGAGTCTGCCTGATGGATGGTACAAGGGCACGTCTTTTGATACTAAAGTAATGGCCCCTGTTAGAAAAACTATTGAAGATGCTTACAAACTGTTCGACATAAAAACAACGTTAGGTAAAACTGACTTAGCGAGTGCACATAAACTAAAGAAAAACTTAGATGAGTTTATCAATGTTGCAAAACTTCAAGAGGCTGGTGCTGTTCCTAACGTTATGCGGTCAATTACAGACATGAGAAGGGTAATTAATGACGAACTAGCTCAAGTTGATTCTTATGGTGCTGTAAATAAAGAACTCAGTGAAGTAATATCAGTCATGGATCCTTTTAATAAGTATCTTAAGCCGGGAGAAAAATGGTCTGATGCAAAAGTTTCTGCTGTTACTGGACAAGCAATGAAAAATCTATCTTCTGATTCTGCGGTTGCTGTTGAATTGGATTATGCTTTATTAGCGTTAGAGAAGACTCTTAAAAACAGAGGAATTAGGTTTTTAGACGAACCAAGAGCTTTAATTGCGTTTAGGAAGACGTTGTTAGATAATTTTAACATTGATCCTACAATTACTCAAACAGATGTGGGTAAAGCTTTAGGTGGTTTAGCTATTTCTGCTGCGGTTGGTAACAAGTTTGGGGCAGCCCATGATGTAGGTAGATTAGTTGCTGCTGGTATGAAGAAGAAAGAGGCTGAACGTCTCGCAGAACAAAGAAAGAAAACGTTTAACATGATTAAGATGGCTGTTAGACAGAACTAAAACAAAGGGGGCTTTAGTAGCCCCCAAGTTTTAACTAGATCTCACAACTGTTGCCAACACAAGCCAACTGTTGTGACCCTTCGGTCATGTCCGTTTCCTCAACAATGTCCCACTCGATAGTCTTTGGAAACTCCTTGACTAGCTTCTGGTACGTCTCTAGGTCCACAGGTTCATAGGGTGCTTGCTGGTACGTATGTTCTGAGTAAGGTAGGAAGCTTATGCC